TCACTGGAATCAATTGATGCAGAATTGAAAGCTGATGTTCCACCAGAAAAAAGTCAACCCGAAGACTTGCTGGTTGATGAAGTGCCTCCTGAACAAGAAGAAAATCGACACGCAATTGCGAAAATAATTGATCCAGTTGCTTGGGATTCTCACCCCTATAATACACAGGATCATGATCAATTGATAAGTCTAGATAAAGCAGATCAGATACTGGATTATTTGAATCTATCAAAAGAACCAGCTTCACTTTCGGAAGATGCAAGTTCTGGAGCAACTGGCGCTGGCGCAATTGCTTCAGTTGCGTCCCCATTTGGTCGACAAACCATCAGCAGAACCCCTAATTTGTTTGGATATATTAAGCAAGCTGAAAAGAAGATGCGAAAAAAACGCGGCAAATAACTCAAACTAGAGCTTTTGCATAAATAACATTGCAAACAACAATCTTTGCAATTTTAATTTTAGGAGAGCAAAATGACAGATCGTGTCAATGGCAATGCCAAAGCCGGAGAATTTATTACCGGTAATATTTCTTACTACAGTGTAGCTACTATCGTTCCAGTAGCACAAACCAATGTTACAACTCCAGTTGCGGATCTCTATGTTCCTGCTTCTGGTTGGGTTTCAATCACCATTACTGATGGTTCTGGTACAGCCCAAACATATGGTACACAATCAGCATATCAAGATGCATTCAACAAGCAAGCTAACCTGAACACACTAGTTCAAACGTTTGCTCAACGTGCATCATTGGTTGCAATGAGCGTATCTTCAGCTACAGTTGCTAACCCATCTGCTGCTTCATACACTGGTTATAGCTATGCAACCGCATTTGGTTCAGCTTACAATTCAAGCTCAACAGTATATACAGTGAAATTTGCAACTGACCGTTTGAACCCATGGTTGGTACAAGCTACTACTTCAACAGACAACACCAACGCCGGTGGATATCAGTTACTTGATGCCCTTCAAGGCACTGCTGTTGTAGACTTGGCTTCAACTGTACTTCAAACATTGGTATTTGAAACCAAGAGTTCAGCAAATACCAATACAATTGCACTGTTGAGCAACACCCTTTAATTTTTTAAAAAATTAAATGAAGAAGGCACTGGCAACAGTGCCTTTTTTATTGAACGAACCAAATTATATAAATAGTGATGCATTTTTAAAGGTTAACTTAAATGAGCAGTCAAGAAATTAGAAAATATATAGATTTATTAGAAGGTAAAAACCCAACGGTTGGTGTACGAATAGATGATTTACTTGCTAAGGTAAAAAATCGAGAAAATTTGTTAAAATCATTATCTGCAATTACCATATTATTTGGTACGGTGGCGTTTGCTTCTTGGATAATACTTGCAGTACTCAGCGTTATATTTTCAGTACTGCTTGGCATTGTGCAATTCACTGTGACTATTATTGTAGGGGCTACTATATTAGTTGCGGTCAGTGTATGTATAAGTGCCTCTCTGAGTAAAACATTAATGTTTCTTGCTGATAAGGCTGATAGAATAAATGAAGCTGTTGCCCCTTCTAATTCAGCTGAGCAAGAAATCAAACGTGCCCATGATATGCTGATCAATAGAAAAAAATTAACATTTGCAGATTTAGTAATTGAATTATATGAACGAGTTAAAAATAAAAAAATAACTACAAATGATTGGTATCAAATTCGAGAAATATTATTGGCTGACTTTAAGAAACGATTTATGTCCGAACTTGACATTGTATTACAGAAAATTAAATCTGGAGAAATTACACAGAAAGATTTGATAGAAATATATGAATTTGTTAAAGGTTTTCCGGTTGTCAAAGATTTGGTGAATAGGGTAAAGTTGAAAATGAAAAATATAAAGGAAGATCGTACTAATACAGGATATGAATTATGATTTTGGATCCTGAATTAACTAAAATAACTTATGAAAAAATTGTTTTTGTGAGAAAGAATGGTGTTTTGAAAAAAATGAAACAACCAGTTGAATTAACGACTAATTCATTTCAGGATATTAAACCCATGTTTCCTGTTGACCCCACTAACCTAGGAGAATCTGAATGCGACCAATGAAAAAATTTACTCAAACTGATCTAAATGAAACAGAAGGACTCTATGACAGTCGTCAAGATCGTTGGAGCCGTAGAGCCAAGCGTCATTTCTCTCAAGCTGAATTGCGAAATTTGGAAAATTCTGATCGTATTTTTGAAGAGCGTGAAACTGTAATCTATCAAAATACTGAAGTGAAAGTAAAAATTCCTGAAGGTCCACGTCAAACAGTAGGAATTTTATTTGAAGGAAAACTCAAAATGGTAGCCAAATCAGATTTAACTAAATTGGATGAAATGGTAATGGGAATGACATCCCTGTCTCCTATCAATCGCATGATGCAATTGGCTGGTGTTGAACCCAAGGAAATTGTCACTGAAGAATTGGATCAATTGCAACAAGATGTTTTTCATAAATTGAATAATTCAATGGAGGATGCTGATCAAACATATAATAAGAATGGCAACGTCACATTGCGGCTTACCAAACAAGAAGCAGAATGGCTTAAAACAAAGATCGCACCCTAATGAAATTTATTGAAATAGAAGGCAACATGTTGGTTGTTGTGAGCAATGAAGAGCTTTTGTTGGTAGAACAGGTAAAGTCCAGTCCTGAACCTGTGAAAAAGCGTGAATTAAATGAACGGCAACAGGAAATAGCTCGCAACTTGGTTGTCAAAGGTGTATTCAACCGATTTAAAATTGCAGACCAACTGGTTTTTACTTATAATGGCCTAGAAGACGTCAGGAGAGATTAATGACTGTAACTCCGCAAGAAGTTTATGAAATGGCTCGTTTGAAAGCAATTTTAAATGGTGATCCACCACCTGCTCCTTTACCAGGCATGTCAACAAATTTGTCAGAAGCTCAAGAACCCATTGTTCTTGAGCGTGGTCCATCCAAACGTGATATCTCAGCAATGACTGATTTGTTATCAAAGTTAAACAGCATAGCTGATGATGTGACTGACAATTTGGTAACAGAATCAGTGAGGAATACTGAAATACAAACTGCTATCACTACTAGCGTTAATTCAGCGGGCGTGAAGGTTGGGCAATATCAAATTGATAGATGTGAAGATCCCAACAGAGTTGCTGGCAAACAATATTATAATATCTACCATATTAGAAGTGGTGATATTATTGCGGAACAAGTAACGCTTTATGAAACTGCTCTGGCAGTGGTCAAGCTGTTGAATTCAGGTTCATTTGTCAATAATCCAAAAATAAGTCGATTATTTGAATATGACAACAGTTATGCAAATCACAAAATCGATGCATTGAGTTATAAAAGAAAATCTCGCACAGCAGAAAAGAAGAATTTATTTGAAAAAATAGATTTATATGAAGCGCGGTTCCAAGCAAGTATGCAGCGTGCCATGGAATGTAAACAAAACATTCGTTCAATTGCTGAAAACATCTAAGAAAAATAAATTCCTCCAATTGGCATAAATAACCAATATAAACTCTTTGAGTTTTCACAAGAAAGCCAAAGTTTTGTCAAAAAGGTAGAGAATGAATTTGGATAATATTGGATCTGGTGGCAACTACAAGTTACAAAAGATTCTAAAAACATTGAATGAAACACATGGCATTCGAATCAATTTTGCCAAACGTACTATTGATCAAATTTTACACCTTCAAGAAACAACTGAAATTGAAAAAAAGCAAATTGTCGGATCCAGTTCTTTCAACAGCTATATGACTAACCCACGATATGCGGCAACTATGCTGATCCTGGAAGCCTGCAGAATTTACTTAAAAGAAATTGCCCCCAAGCGTCGTCCGAAGAAAGCAGTGAATGAATCCTTCGTCACTCCTGAAGGCGATGATCTTTCAGGCATTCACTATGGTGTGACAATTTATCGTGATCAGAAGGAAATTTTCAACGTGGATCTCATGGCGCCAAGTGATATACATGCGGCAGAATTTGCTATAGATGATTATTCTTCTCAAACTGGAGACTTGTCATTAAATTTATTCAATGCTGATACTTGTGGATATAAGGATTTGGGAAATGGCAAGGTACGATATGACTTTGTAGACCAAGAACGATTTAGCATTAAAATTATAGTGCAAGAAGTACCAGAAGACGTAATGGAAACTCAAGATACAGAAGGTAATTCAACGGTTTATAAAACAGATAGTCATATACTGGGTTATTTTACAGGCACTGCTCTACAAATTCAAAAAGTCAAAACTGGAAAAACGGGCAAGATTCTAAAAGATAAAGTGACCGGAAAACCTCGTACAGACATTTGTTTGGTAGATACCAAAGGCCAACTTCCATCAACCACGTTAATCTCTTCAGTTAATCCCAACTGGGATAATGCCAAAATAATTCAGCATTTGAAATCTACCTATCCACGTGACATGCAGGGTGTGAAATGGGTAGACGGTGAATTGGATGAAGAAGTGCTTATCCAACCAGCTGCTCCCAATCAACCTGCACAACCTGCGGTGCCAGCAGCAAATGCAGCACCCGCTACCAATACGGTTTCTTCACAACCAAATACCGCCCCAACAACTACAACTGTAACTTCAAATCCAGTTCCACAAGCTGCGCAAGTACAAGGACAAGTATTGGGAGAAAAATTCAAATCAAATCAGAAAGCCACCAACATGAGAAAATTAAGAGAAGCCAGTTATGGCAGAATGGGATTAGCTAATCGCCCTACAGATGAAATTGCTAACGCACAAACATTGTTGGCTGCACAGGACATCAGTGACCGGTTGCAAAAAATAGCAGAACAAGCAGCCAAGATGGGCGTTGAAGATCTCATGCCACTAGTAGATGTTATGAAGCGACAGTTTGGTATAGAAATCGCACAAAGCTTTAATGAAATTGTCAAAGCACAATTGGATACTTTGCTTCAAACTGCAATTACAGCAAAAGATGCAACTGATAATGCTATTATGAGCCTACAATCTGGACAAGTACCAACTGCTGCAACTGATTTGGATTCTGCCAAAGCGCCTGAATGGGATATGGGTGGAATGGATGAGCCCAGCGCTGATGGCGAAGAGCACAAACAGAGCAAAATGCCGGCTGATGATTTTACCGGAATGGGACCTGATTCTGGCCCCACTAATTCTCCACTGGGACGTAATAAAAAAGCAGAACACCCACAGTCTGAAAAGGGCGAGAGTGGTTGGAGTCTAAAACCTGAAGCCGGACAAGAAAAACCCAAATCTGAAGAACCGCTTACTGAATCTGTAGTAGATACAGAAATGGATAAGGCTGTATCAAGTATTACAGTGGAATATTTGACTCCCACTGGACAAAAAGGAGAAGTTAAATTTACATCACAAGCAGCTTATAAAGAATGGGCCGGAAAACATAACCATGATGTAAAATCAATTGACGTGAAATACAAACATGAACATGGAGAAACTAAAATTGCTCCCAAAGCAGGCACTTTTATGTCATATGGTAAACTGTTTGATACTAAAGTATTTCATTCAGTAGCAGATTGTAACAAGTGGTTGGAACTAAATTCTGACTGGGGTCATTTGGGAACTGATGAAGATGGGCATCACCACGTGGCACACATGGCTGATGAAGGTAGAACACTAACTGAATCACTCAAGTTGTTTGCAAAAATGCAGGCACAACGAGAATTCAATCGAACCAGTGGCATATCTTCAGGTGCTGAAAATCGCCGTGCCAAAGCGATTTATGAATCACTATTACCAATTGCCCCTATAAACAGAATTTCCAGGCTTGAAACAGTCACCAAACTCAATCAACAAGCTATTAAAAAAATAGACAAAAAATTAGAAGAACATAGAACACTTTATACTCGTCGATTGAATGAAAACAACCAGCCTGATTTGTTGGGATTTGGACAAGGAATTGAAGCTGATGTACTTGAACAAAAGAAAGCAAAAATTGTTCAAGAAAATAGAGAAATCAAAGCCAAGCTAGCCAGTTTGATTCAAGAATCTGTTCGACTGCTTAATAAGAAACAAGTGGTTTTGTCTGATATTAATCTAGTAGCAGAATCTGCCAAAACACCATGGGGAGTGATTTGGTCCGAAAACAAGACCCGAAAAAGCCAGTTTTTTGAATCACAAAAAGCGCGTGATTATTGGGTATCATTAAACGGTAAACTATTAAGAGAATCAGTATTGATTAACCCCGAGAATTTCAAAAATACTATCCAATCACTGAAGAAGACAAAATTGAAATGAGATATCGAGACTTGTTGTGTGAATCAGAATATGAAGATCACGTAAAAGAAGAAATTGTTAATCAACTAGTTGTTTATAAAGCAACTGACAAAAATTCTGTGCCTATTCAAGATATCATACAAGGGTTGATTGATATTCACGTGGATGTTGATGCTGCAACAGTCTATGATATACTTGAGGATTTGCCTATTGTTGATCACATGGATGATGAAACAGTTTATCTTACACCTGAAGAAGAGACCAAATTTGAAGACAAACCCCGTGATAAAGAAGTTGATGATGTTGAACATGTGATGAACATGGCAAACCGAGCAGCGAAAAAAGACAGGAGTCTGTCTTGAGTGGGAATACCATTTTTATTACTGCAACTGAAGCTAGAACAAATGCTGTCAAAGATCAAATAATTCATTCAGAAGCTAGGACTATTGAAGAAGCAGTTCTTGATTCAGTTAAATTGGGTTATTATTCTGCAACAGTGACTAACACAACTATTATGACATCAACGGTCAACCAAATATTTGCAGTTTCAAATGCCAACATTAATACTTCAACTAATTCATTTACAATCAACAATCATAAATTGCCTGCTGGCACACCAATCACAGTTACAGGGACGGGCAATATTGCAGTGCCACTAACATCAAATACAATTTACTGGACTATCTATCAAGATTCCAACAATATTAAACTGGCTGCTAGTTTGGAAAATTCTACCGCAGGTATACCAACGCCCATTGATATTACAAATCCCGGCACAGGTAATTTGTTAATCACGACCTGGAATACAGCTACTGACTATTATAATGTTTGGCAAAACATGCCTGCAAGTAATGTAAATTTAACGGCTCCCTATCAAGATCAAATGGCAACCGTAATAAATTACTTCACTAATCTGGGATATAATATAAACCGAGTAACTAATACTGTGACCGGAAACACATTCAATTGGCAGGTCAATTGGTGAGCTGATGCGCAGCAGTCTCTATGGACCCGATCAACTATTGTTGGCATCAAAAAAACCCCGAATAATTGAATTAGTGAAAAACAGTCGAACTATGACTGTTGATGAAATAAAAGCACTACCGGAAAAAGCAGACACGATTCGAGGACTACTCTTAATTAGAGAGTTTGGTGACGGCAAAGCATCAATTGCTGAAAAGATAGCAGACTTGATGCAACAGCGAAATTCAAATAAAAAACCAAGTATTGTCAATGGCATAATTTCCATATATCAATACCTGGGACCCGACAGTGTTTGGTTGAAATCAGGTCGTTCAGGGTCTGAAGTGGAGTTAAAGCCCGGCGTTTATTTTATCAATGATTCTGAAGAAAATCAAATATATTTTCAATCTGTGAAAACGACGATTGAACCAATTATGTTGAAACAAGTATTTGCCAATAGTCAATTTATAAAAATCGCCAATTATCAGGAATATCAAATATTGGAACGTAATAGAGTAGCATCTTTGATTTGAAATTCAATAAACTGGCATATGATCCCACTTACCAATCGATTTAATTATTTGCCCATGTCTCGGGTTGAAGTTGATGGACACCGGACTTACCAAACACCATGTGGACAATTGTTGTCTTCTGTTACCACTATTTTAGATAGTACTAAACCACTAGACAGTAAACAGTCATTAGACAATTGGAGGAAACGTGTTGGTGATAAAAAAGCACAGACTATTTCAGAAGAATCCAGTTCACGTGGTACTCGAATGCACAAATATCTGGAAAATTGGGTATTGGGAAAACCTGACCCGAAACCAACAAATCCCATGGCAATCCCCAGTTGGTTGATGCACAATGAAATAATTGAACATGGATTATCTAATGTTTCAGAATTTTGGGGAATTGAAACAGCTTTATACTACAGTGAATTGTATGCTGGTACAACTGATGGGGTAGGTGTTTGGAAAGGTCGCCCTGCTATAATTGACTACAAACAATCCAACAAAATTAAAAAACGAGAATGGATTGAAGACTATTTCATACAAGAAGTATTTTATGGAACCGCACATAACAAGATGTTTGGTACAAAAATTGAAACTGGTGTGATCATGATGTGTGTGCAACCAGATACGCTACAATCAAAACCACAATATTTGGAATTTGTGATAGAAGGATCTGACTGGCGATTGTATGAACAAAAAATGTGGGACCGAATAGCACAATTTTATAAGGTCTGATACTTCCGTTAAATGTTTAATGCAAGAAAAATGAATTTTTTGTAAAAATTGATTATGTGGTAGCTTTTTCAGAAGCATTTCTATATAAATAGGTTGGTAGTGCAGCAAAGCGATTTGTTGCACATTTCTTTGGAAAGGAGATAGCAATGAAACATCATTATGAAATGATCAACAATGTTGGTTGGACGATGTTTTGGATACTCATGGCATCCATGTTAGTATCGTTTGTCCGAATTTGATCAACCAATATAGGTCTTCAAAGAGGGCCGAACGGCCCTTTTTTGTTGACTTATCAACCTAATGCTTGTATAAAAAAGTGTCTTAGGAAAAGAAAAATGATGGAAAATATTGAAACACCAGTACTGGGAATCCCGACGGCCGTCATCTTTGATATTGATGGTACGGTAGCAAACATCAGTCACCGACGCCATTATGTTCGAGATGGCAACAAAAATTGGGGTGCATTCAACAACACCATGCATTTAGACACGGTCTATCCAGACGTGCTCTGGCTTTATAATGTAATTCGACAGACTGGAGTTACTATGCTGTTTGCTTCTGGCCGCAGCGAAGAACAACGACAGGTAACTGAAGACTGGTTGTCAGACAATGGGTTCGTCTATGAACGACTTTATATGAGGCCAGCTCGAGATTATCGAGCGGATCATATTATCAAAGCAGAAATTTTGGAAAAAATGCGAGCAGATGGATTTGATCCTACTATGGCATTTGACGATAGAAACCAAGTAGTTTCATTTTGGAGATCTGCTGGGCTCCGTTGTCTTCAACTAGCAGATGGTAATTTTTGAACAGCTTTCTTTTTGGTCTGCTTATAAGATTCAACTTCAACGCGAAGCTCGTTGATTCTCATATAAGCAGACCGAAGCTGTTGTTCCAGAGTGTTGACATTCATCTTGAGAATATCAATTTCAGTGATTGGGGTTTGGTTTGATATGATCATTGTAACCTCCTTCATCAAGTTATTTACAATTTTGTCACATTTTTCGCAATTGACAAGTCAATTTTCACCGATTAGAATCAAACAATAGGAGAAAATATAAATGCAGGAAGTTACCATTCTATCGGGACGATATCGAAATCAATCAATTGAAGATGTCAAATGTCAACTGTTGCGTCCAATCAAATTGGGTGCCAAAGGATGGTATGGTAATTTTGATATACCTGGAATGGGTGTGATTCGAGTTTCTATTCCCAATGAACAATCAATTGAATATCATGCAACCCTGTCAAATGCCACTCCTGAAGAACTGGAAACGGATGAAGCTATTATTGCTAGAATCGAAGATCGATTTGCGATCCTAGAAGAAATTACTCACAGTGTAGCCCAAGGAGACGTCCGATCACTCATTGTTAGTGGCGCGCCTGGTATAGGAAAAAGCGCTGGTATTACAAAGATCTTGGAAAAAGAAAAACATCAAAATGGCCTGGAATATACCAAAGTAACGGGCAGCATTGTTTCAGCATATCAACTCTACCAGACACTGTTTGAAAACAAGGAATTGAATTCAGTGCTCATCCTGGATGACAGTGATCAAATTCTCTATGATTCAAACTCAGTTAATCTGTTGAAGGCAGCTCTAGAAAGCGGTAACAATCCTCGCATCATCAGTTATCATTCGGACTCGGTACTTGATCTGGGTCTGCCCAAGAGTTTTGAATTTGAAGGTCAGATTATTTTCATTACCAATTGTGATTTTCAAAAGATTATTGACAAGGATCGTGCGGGAATTGCTAAGCATCTTTCGGCGCTTATGGATAGAAGCCTCTACTTGTCACTGACACTACATACTCGACGAGAAATTTGGTGCAGAATTAAGAGCATGGTAGAAAAACATGGATTGCTCGATAGTTTTGATTTGACTGACCGGCAGATTCAAGACTTGCTGGATTATGTACATGAACGCAATGCAGATTTTCGCAGTTTCAGTTTGAGAACCGTTCTTCAATTGGCCCAATTTGTCAAGACAAGTCCAAATGGTTGGCGTCGATTGAGTGAAGCATTTCAAGTCCGAGTAGAAAAAAAGCGTCAGCAATGAAGCCTCCACTAGAAGCCTATCCCCATGCGGTCAAATTGAAAGGTCGATTGACTGTGGCCAGTGGTGACAGACAAGTATTGCACGGTTGGCTTTCTAGAAACAACATATCAACTTATCAAACGTTTGGTGTGCGTGGTCTTTGTTTTATTTCAAAAAAATGGGACCAAGTTAATTTTAAGAACAAAGAAGACCAAATTCTTTTCATCATCAGCTGCCAACATTTGATCAACCAGGCCAAATAAGCATAAATATCCGATACAAAGGATATTGAATGGCTATTGTTTCTATTTCACGAGTTCAAGTTCGTCGCGGACTCAGAACTGATCTTCCCAATAATTTAAATGAAGGCGAACTGGGCTTTTGTCTAGATACGCGTCAATTGTTTATAGGTAACGGGCCCGGATTCGGAGGAAACACCGAATTGCTCACTCAATATAGTGATACGACTGGTGCGTTAAACATAACTGGCCAATTAATTGCTGGCACTCTTCCTGATCAAAACATCAATATTACGTCAATTGGTAATTCCAACGTTGTGATCTCTAACCTGGTCGTAACTGGATCAACTGCTGGCGTAACTACTAACTATGTCCCTCCTGAAACAGGTGGTCAGCTTAGAACACAACAAGATAAATTGCATGATATTCCTAGCTTAAAGGATTGGGCTGCAATAGGTGACGGTTCAACAGACAACACTATAGCTGTGCAATATGCTGAACAAGCTGCTGAAATTGTTTTTGTGCCACAAGGCCGTTATGTTACAGCATTGTCTGCTAATGCTGTGGTTCAAACGGCCTTCTGGGGACCTGGACAAATAGTGCTGGGCGGATTTGGTCAAGCTAGAAACAGGGCAGTTATCAATTCTGAAGTAACTGATACAACGCAAAACATTGGTCAATATTTTGATCAAGGCTGGGACCGAGCCATATCCACTCAATATGTTAGAGTCAGTAATCTAGTTGGCCAAACAGCCACCTATAATAGAACACTTGATACGGCTGCGATGACCGGCCAATTATATGATTATGCAGGTGGTATTAATGTTTCAGCCAATACAACAATAAATGGCAGAACTTTTGCGGCCGCGAATTTCATTAGGACTTGGCATTCTGGACAGGGTGATGTTTCTGTTTGGAATGTTACGGGAACCCAAACCAGCACCAATACCAATGCTACATATGTTGATGCATTGCCTAAAACACAGATCATGCAAGCCAACTTAGTTGCTGCAATTTCAAATGTTCAATTGGCAGGTTCAACGATTAGTTTTGTGGATCAAAATTTCGATATTTCAGTAGTGGGAAATCAAACCACATATAATAGAAACATTGGTACAGCAAGTTTATCAAAACATTGGATACATGACAGACCTACTAGTACTGGATTGGTAACTGCTGATGTGGCATATAATCCAGTTGGCAACTGGTCCAAATTATGGGATGCAACTGGTGCTACCTTGGACATTAACCAAGCAGCCATTGTTTTATCAGCAAATCAAAGAATTTATTTCAATGCCGTTAATTCAGGTGACGCACAAGGAAACATGTTTGGAGCTACCAATCTAGGCAATGTGACTGTGAAATATAATAATTCAACTGCGAGCTTGGATTTTACAGTTGGATCAAATGTGGTAATTAGTTTGACACAACTTGGTAAAATAATAAGTAATAGTTTGGCACAGACCAATTCTTTTACAAATGATGCTGCTGCGGCAGCAGGAAATGTTCAAATTGGAGAATTTTACAGATCTGGTTCAGCAGTAATGATAAGAGTAAGTTGAGATGAATAGATTTTTATTAGACCCCGCCACAATTCAGACTGAGTGGCGTCAATTTAGAAAAACCATTTCCCAATTGCCAGAAAAAGAACAACTGGATCAAACATTTGAATTTTGGCGATCTGTTCCTATTATGAGTGCGCGACAATTGGATTGGGATGCGCCTGAAACTTGGCCAGACCCTTGGCAAATGATTGCTGCCAACAAGTATGATGAGAGTAGTGTTGCATTAGCCATTTTCTATACTTTGGTTTATGCCACCGATACTGTGTGGACCAACCGCATATATTTGTCATTAATATCAGATCAATCTAGCGCATTCCAATCACTGGCAGTTATAATAGATAATTGTTATGTGGCCTGCTTGCCATATCAGGAAATATTGGAATTTTCAAATGAAACAGCCAATTTTAGACTACATCAATCCTATGTATTTTCTGATAGACAGCACCGTATAGCTTGACAAAATAATTATAAACTTATTGGAGAATTAATTTTTTCCTCCAGTAAATATTCTACCTATTGAAGATGAGAGAACAGGAAAAATGAAATCAGCTAATACTAATAGAGAAATTTATGTTACCAAAAGAAACGGCGAACGAGTATTATTAGATATTAGCAAAATTCAAAGACAGGTTGCTTATGGTTGTCAAGGCATAGATGGAGTAAGTCCCAGTATGATTGAAATCAAAGCTCAAATTCAATTAGAAGATGGAATCAGCACACAAACAATTGATCGCCTGCTGCTCAAAGCCATGGTGGATTTGATAGATGAATCAGAAAATCCAGAAATAAACAATGTGAATTATCAATATGTGGCTGGTCGACAAAAAGTATCAATGTTAAGAAAAGAAGTTTATGGACAATATCAACCGCCTCGTCTATATGATATTGTAAAAAAGAACATTGAAGCAGGAATGTATACTCCTGAATTGCTGACGTGGTATACTGAGCAAGAATGGGATACCATAGAACTTTTTATTGATCATGATAAGGACGAATCCTATTCCTATGCTGCCATTGCTCAACTGGCTGAAAAGTATTTGGTTCAAAATCGTTCAACTGGGAAAATTTATGAAACGCCACAGGTTCGATATGCAGTCGCAGCAGCAACAGCTTTTCATATGGAAGAACCCAGCAAAAGATTAAAGTATGTTAAGGATTATTATGATTGCGCCAGCAGTGGGCAGTTTACGTTGGCAACTCCTGTGTTGGCTGGACTAGGAACTACTACCAAACAGTTTTCGTCTTGCGTTTTGATTTCTACAGATGATACTCTTGATAGTATATTTGCTAGTGGTGAAATGATGGCCAAATATGCAGCCAAACGAGCTGGTATTGGGTTTGATATTAGTAAAATTAGATCAGTTGGTGCACCAATACGTAAAGGAGAAATTTCACATACTGGTATTTTGCCATTTTTGAAAAAATGGTTTGGTGATCTCCGCTCTTGTTCTCAGGGTGGTATCAGAAATGCTAGTTGTACCATTAATTTACAAATATGGCATAAGCAATTTGAAGACTTTATAGTATTAAAAAATAACCAAGGCACTGAAGAAACTCGTATTAGGCAATTTGATTATTGTGTAGTTATGAATGCTTTCTTCTGGAGAAGATTCAAAGAAGGTGGTAATATAACTCTTTTTGATCCATATGATGTTCCAGACTTATATGAAGCTTTTTATCAAGACACTGCATTATTTGAAAAGCTATATGTTGAGTATGAAAAGAATCCCGCAATTAGTAAAAAAATATTGAGTGCTGAAGAAGTAATTAAAAACGGATTGTTAAAAGAACGAACTGATACTGGCCGCATTTATCTGATGAATATAGATAATGTAATGAATCAAGGTTCGTTTGATAGTAAGATAGATACTGTATATCAAACGAACCTTTGTGTCGAGATCTGTTTGCCATCCAAGCCTTTTCAGAGATTAGAAGATGAAAATGGTATAATAAGCCTGTGTACTTTGGGGTCTGTAAATTGGGGAGAATTTAAAAATCCTCAGGACATGAGAAAAGCCTGCCGATTATTGGTTAGAAGTTTGAGCAATATATTGGGGTATCAAGATTTTCTAAGTATACAAAGTAAACGTGCTAATGAGTTATATGAGCCCCTGGGAATTGGAGTAACTAATCTTGCCTACTGGCACGCTAAGCGTAATTTGAAATATGGTGATGAAAATGCACTCGCTGAAGTAAAAAAATGGATGGAACACCAAACATACTTTTTAACTGAAGCAACTGTAGAATTAGCTCAACAACGAGGTGCTTGTCAAGCCAGTTCGAGAACATGTTATGGGAAAGGAATTTTTCCTTGGGAAAAACGCAATGCGGGAATTAATGATTTAACAGATTTTACACCAATTTTAGATTGGGAACCATTGCGGCAGCAAATGATAAAATATGGTGTTCGAAATGCTACCTTATCAGCCATAGCCCCAGTCGAATCAAGTTCGGTCTGTATCAATAGCACAAATGGTATTGAACTTCCCATGGCACTCATATCAACCAAAGAAAGCAAGGCTGGTGCATTTGTTCAAGTAGTTCCGGAATATAAAAAATTGAAAAACCGATATCAACTAATGTGGGATCAACCTGATTGCATTGAATATCTAAAAACTGCTGCGGTACTAGCTGCTTATGTGGATCAAAGCATAAGTACTAACACATTTTATTCACCCAAATATTTTGAAAATGGTAAAATTCCAGCGACGTTAATTGCTAAGAACCTAATGATGGCTCACTATTGGGGAATAAAGACACTGTACTACAATATTACTAATAAAATTGGTATTAAAAGTGATCAAATTGAAACTGCACAAACATTACCAGTTGCCGATTATGAAGACGATGATTCCGATTGTCTTGCGTGTAAACTCTAATTTAAAAGGAAGACTATGACTACTAAAAGTTATGACTTAAGTTATAATCCCAATTACCTGTCTCGTAAAATGTTTCTTGATGGAACAGTTACGGTACAGCGTTTTGAAGAATACCGATATCCAAAGATTGCAAAATTTGAAGAAATTCAAAAAGGTTATTTTTGGGTACCCGAAGAAATCAGTCTTACCAGAGACAAGATTGATCACAAGGATGCGAGTGAACCAATCAAACATATTTTCACAAGTAATTTATTAAGGCAAACTGCATTAGACAGCATACAAGGACGAGCTCCTGTTCAAATTTTTACACCTGTCGTATCACTTCCTGAATTGGAATCGCTGGTTTTAATTTGGTCAATGTTTGAAACTAATATTCATTCGAAAAGCTATAGCCACATAATCCGAAATATCTACAATGTGCCCAAAGATGAATTTAACAAAATACATGACACCAGTGAAATAATTGGTATGGCGGCCAACGTTGGGATCTACTATGACGCTTTGCATAAATTGAATTGTCAAGTTGAACTTGGTATGCCGGTAGATCGAATAGCTCACAAAAGAGCAATTTGGATGGCATTGCATGCTAGCTATGCGCTAGAAGCTCTGCGTTTTATGGTCAGCTTTGCAACCTCACTTGCCATGGTTGAAAATCAAATTTATACGGGAAATGGCAACATTATTAGTTTGATTCTTCAGGATGAATTACTACATACTGAATGGACTGCTTGGATAATCAATAACGTCGTTAAAGAAGATCCTGATTTTGTTGCTATTGCACAAGAAGCCAAATCAGAAGTCTATCAACTATATTCTGATGTGATTGAAGAAGAAAAACAATGGGCTGCATTCTTGTTTAAAAAAGGTGTGGTAATTGGACTAAACACAGAAATATTACGAGACTTTGTTGATTGGACCGCAGCAACCAGACTAAAAGATATTGGAATCAAATATAATGAACCAGCTCCCAAAAATAATCCTATTCCCTGGTTCAACAAATATGTTAACTTGAATTCTCGCCAACCAGCCTTGCAAGAAATGGAAAACACTTCTTATCTTATTGGTATGATGAGTGATTCAATTGATTATGCAGCTCTACCAAATTTATAAAATAGCAACCCAAGGAGAAACATGAACGCTATTATCTATTCCAAAGACAATTGCCCCTATTGCGTGCAAGCAAAAAAATTGTTGGATTCAAAAAACATTGCCTATCAGGAAATGATTATCAGTCCGGGATTCAATGAAAAACCACTAAAACCAAACCAACAATATACCACCCGTGAAGATCTTTTGGAAAAATTGCCAAATGCCAAATCAGTTCCGCAGATCTGGTTAAATTCCAGCTATATTGGTGGATATGATGAGCTGTCAGCATTCTTTCAAAATCAATAATTGCATTTGACATCTTTTTTGAAAATAATTGATGAATATCAAAAAGGAAAACCATGTTAATTAAGAAAACGACGATTGCAGCAAACGACATCATCTCTATTAAACTTATCAACAATGATGAACTGATCGGCAAATTTATTGCGCAGGATGATACCACAATTACAATTTCAAAACCACTGATCTTGAGTGTTTTTGTGAATGATCACACTGGTCAATCTGGAATCACGATGAGTCCCTATTATATGTTGGGCATTGACCAAGACTCTACACTGACTTTTTCAAAGTCACATTGTTTGACAATTCAACTTAGTAGCGAACAAGCAAAGAATGGTTATATTACAAATACAACTGGACTAGAAGTTCCTGCAAAGAATTCCAGTGTTTCAAAATTAATTGTTTGATCGTTCAATGATCGTTCAATAAATAACTGTATAGTTTGAGTAGAAGGAGACTTCAAATGAAAAAATTAGTTCTATTATTTCTAATGGCAATGTCTTTTATGTCAATCGCAACGGTAGTTTCTGCTGAAGAACGGCACGATTGGGATCGGCATGAGCGACATGATCGTGAACAATGGGGCAATCACCCTGCGCCCAGATTTGAATATGATCGCAATAGGAATCAAGATCGTGATTCAGATTATCATGCTTGGTTTGTTTTTCATCCACGCTATGCATATGAAACGCACTATGTTCCAAGCTTTGGCTATCAACCCTGGAAATCATATGCTTGTTCTGGTTGGGAATTTTCTCGATATGAAATGAAATATATTCGCACCTGCTATGAAATTTTCTAAGTGAACGACTGTTGATCTAAAGAGCAACAGCTTCCAGCTGTCCGGCTTTCACAGACAGAGCTGACGTGGCTGATTCACAGCAGCCATCACTACTAGGCGCTTTACTAGTAGGAGTGATCAGTGATCCCAATGCAATATTGAAAGCTGCATTTGAATCGGCATGATCTCGATGTCCACAATCCAGACATTCAAATTTTTTGTGTTCTCGAAGACCTATTGCGCCACATCTAGAACAAGTTTTACTTGTGTTGAATGGATTAATAGCTTCAACAACTACACCACATATCTTGGCTTTGTATTCCAGCATTTGCCTAAACAAACTATAATTCCAGTTATTTGTGGTACGATTGCTTTTTGTTCGATATTTCTTTGTTGTTTTCTTACGTATTCCCGTCAAATTTTCTATTCTAATGCCTTGTCCTGTTGATTTGGCAAGATCAACTAGTTCGCGTGTTATTTTATGTAATTGATCACGTACACGACGACGTTCCTTGTTTTTGTTTCTTTTGATCTGTTTATAATGTTTCTTTCTCTGCAATCTAGCTCGATGTGCAATAGCAGCTTCTTTGGTATGACGTAGACGCTTACCGCGTTTGATTATCTTATTGCCACTTGATATCACAGCAAAATGTTCTGTTGAATTCAAATCAACACCAATATATGATTCTGGATTATTTGGTATTTCTTCATCAATCTCACAAGTAATATAATATTTTTCGTTATCAGCTTCTATTTGACATATTTTAGTAATGTTTGTTAAATCAAACCAGGGTACGAATAGCTCATTTAGACAAGTGATTTTAATTTCGCCGTTTTTGGTTATTTGTATATTTCCATTAGCACCAGGTATAGTCAATTTAACAGAAGTGATTGACTTACAGTTTTTATTTCTGCCATATTTACGCAATATTTGGCAAGCAATAGCCGATTTAAGTCCAATATGTTTTACGTGTTTGGAACTGGTTTGAAATTTATTTTGAATAGCCCATTCAGCAACCAGACGAGCTTTTGTTAGCTCGTCTGTGTAATCACGATTATGTTTTACTAAATAGGTTACTTTCATATTCATTTATATTTAATTATCAAACAATTTGCAATTTGTTTTTATTTAACCCGCCGTTATCTGTTGATCTAAAGATACAACAGCATTATGCTCGTAAGAAGTAACAAGCTTGACTTCATAAGTCCGCATCACATATAATTGTTTTTTAACTGGAGAACGAAAAATGAAAACTGTTATGATTGCCGTAATGGCAACTATTGCTTTGGGTTTGGCTGCATGTGGTTCAAATTCAGCAAACAACACTGCTGATAACACCACAAATACTGTGATGGATAATGCTACTACAGACAACGTAACTGCACCGACCTAAATAAACTGTCACCGCTGCCATATGTAGTAGGTGCATTCGAAGGCGGTCTTTTCGGAGACCGTCTTCAGACTCTTCTTGACAATCAGATAAAAAACAACTATCTATTTGTCGAAGGAGATTTCTAATGCAATTGAACAAAGCAGATGTGGAATTCTACTATGCTGGTCGAGTCCGGCAACAAGCCCTCTTGAATGCTGGTTGTGATGCAGCCGCTTGGGAAAAGTTGAGCTTCAAAAAGCGACAAATGTATTTGGACCAAGCAGTGGAAATGGTTCAAAAACAATTGATTGATGAATAAGATTAAATAACGAGATGAATTATTTGGATCAGGACGTCTTCTAAGCAGGTTAGCTTAGGAGATAAACATGCAATATCAATTTCCACTACTGGCCATTCATAAAAGTGGCTACACTATTCTTTTGACATCTATAGATGAAGTCAACCAATTTTTAAGAGACTGGGGCCGTTGGTCCAACAAATTATATGTCAAATATGTTTTTGATTCTTATAAAGAACAAATCATTGTCAATGACTGGATTGTACGGGATGATTTAGGACAACCGGTGGATGTTGATGATTGGATCAATTCTAATTGGCCTAAACGAGTGACTTATTGGGAACGACGTCGACAGGAAATCGCAAAAGCTGCTGAACAAGGATTGCCAATTCCTGGTATAAAAAGTCATAAAGGACATAAAAAATATACAGGCAAGGGATTGGGACTTAGGCAACGATTGATTGAAAAACATCGTCGTCGAGAACAAGATGATTGACTTTGAATAATTTGTGATATATAAATATTTTAGAAGTCACCGACTCAGCTGTGAATCCAGTACCCATTTCCAAAAGATTTGGTTGAGATGTCGGTGGCTTTTCATTTGACAATTCTCTAAAAAGAATGCATAAATATCTTTGAAGCTGCTTGACGTAGATTCAATGTTAGACTGGACGAGGATGCGAATTCCTCCACCTACACCAACTTCTCCCACTTTCATATGTGGGTGACTAGTTATCGACAGGTAATAGAGATGATATTTAGGCTTTAGGTAAGGAACGACCTGCAATTAGTCCAAACGTAAGAAATGCTAACGATAATGCATTCATGGAAATGGCCGCGTAAGCGACTTTTCGAGGGATTTGTCAGTTGAGCCTAATAACAGAATCAACTGACATTAGAAAGCAGCAGAAATGCTGCTTTCTTTTTCTAAATGCTTGACATTGAACCAATTGATTCCTTAGATATAAATATTGCTTCCTAGTGGAATATGAATGAAAAAAACAACCAAACCAGAAAAAGACACGATTGTCAAACTAAGTGAATACCAGCATGCGCGTCTTAGAACAGAGATGTGGTTGGGATCAAAATCACCACATACACAAAATGTTGTCAATTGGACTGGTTCCAAACTAGAAGTTCAAGAACAAACTTGGACACCAGCAGTCTATGCTTTTTTTCGTGAAATTTTCGACAACGCTCTGGATGAAATTGTTGGACACGGTCACGGCACAAAAATAGACATTTCATTTGATCCCAAAACTTTTGTTTTTGAAGTGATTGATGATGGACGTGGCATTCCAATTGATTGGGATCCAGTTGAAAAGATGCACAAAGCGACACTAGCTCTAACACATACTCGCGCAGGTCGAAACTTTGGCGACCGTGAAATCGTAAGAGGAACTAATGGCGTTGGCTCATCAATCGTAGTCAATTGCAGTGAATATTTTCATGTTGATATCTATCGAGATGGCATGAAATTTTCACAGGAATACAAAGAAGGAAATGAATTATTTGATCAACTTCAAATATTTGATCCTAAGATCAGTCCCTTAAAAGGCAAGACTGGAACTAGAATTGTTTTCAAATTGAGTAAATCTGTTTTCAAAAATCCCCAATTGTCACTAGAATTTGTGCAAGCACGAGTCTGGGAAATTGCAGCAGCTCATCCCAATATCAAATTCACGTTCAACACAAAAAAGATTCTAGTAAAACCCACAATTGAAAAGACCTTCTTTGATGGACAGTCAGTTATCAAACTGGTAATAGACCAACCCAAGTTTTCCAGCCAATATATTCTTGTTCCTAACTTTACTGACAGTGATGAAATCGTTCACACCACAGTAAATGACATTCCAGCTTTCAATGGTGGCCAACATATCGATACATTTAAAAAACTATTTTATGGCGGCCTCATTCGTGCTTTGGAAAAAGAAAGCCGAAAGCGTGGACTCACTCCCAATCGAAGTGATGTCAGTGAAGGACTCTTGATCTACAATGTCACCACCATGCATGCTCCCAACTTTGACAGTCAAAGCAAGACGCGTTTGATCAATGAAGAAGTGGATCAATATATCAAAGCATTCTTTGATGATGAAGCAAATTTAGACAAGTTGATTAAATCAAATCGAGCTTGGATAGATGAAATATATGAACGTTGTGCGAAGCGCACTCAAAAGCGTGATGATGCTGATATCAACAAAGCCAATAAAAAAATGTTGCGAACAAAAGTACCCAGCTTATTGGATGCAACTGGCCGAGACCGAACTAAATGCATCCTCATAATTTGTGAAGGCAATTCTGCGGCTTCAATGTCTTCAGCTGTTCGAACACCGGAAATACACGGCACGTTTCCTTTGCGTGGTAAAATTATCAATGCACATGGAGAATCACCAAAAAGACTAATAGAAAATCAAATCATTCAAAATGTTATGATTTCAATTGGCTTGAGCTTTGGTCAAACTGCTGATCGTAAAAATTTGCGATATGGTGAAGTTTGGTTGGCAGCAGACCAAGATCCAGATGGTGCCAATATTACGGCCCTGTTAGTTAATTTTTTCTACTTGAATTGGCCAGAGCTATTTGATCCAGACAAGCCACCCTTCTTTAATGCTTTCATGACACCATTTCTGATACAATTGGATAAAAATAAGGGTCGCCATTATTGGTATGCTCACAATGTGGGAGAATATGATCCAGAAAAATGGCGTGGTCACCCACATGTGCGTCGTGCCAAAGGACTTGGTACTTTGGATAAGGTAGATTGGCAAATGAGTTTAGCAAAACCCCAGTTGGTGCCACTAGTAGATGATGGAAAATTGAACCAAGCACTGGATTTGATTTTTAATCATGCTCGTGCAGATGACCGAAAAGCTTGGATTAGTTTGAATGGTTGATCAACAGTCAGCACGGTACATTATTGATTTAGATCATTTTGCGCGGCCTGGACCGGCCTCTACCAGGTGTCTACTGGGCATATATCGCGGTGATTTAGAGATAGTTCATTCACCTTTGATCCGAATGAACCTTTGGAAATACGAGAACAAACATATTAAATACGCATATAACTGGGCGCAACAAACACTGAGTAATGATTGGTTGATACAAAGATTTGGTCCCTATCATGATGTGGCCAATTTTGAATATGTTGTGAATTGGTATTTGATAGCAGATCCAGAAGACATTTTAGAATTCAAATTTGCATTTCCGGATAGAATATGATGGTCGATTTTAATAATTATCCAGATCCCACCAAAGCTGATTTAGAACGACTGGAGTTTGAAACTGTTTGGCAAGCAATCAAAGGTTGGGATATTTGTAGACTATATGGGCGGAGATGCAGTAGTGCCACCGGAAATGATGTGATGCATATATTGAATGCGATCAAGAATTTTGGCTATATAATTGATCAAACTACAATCAACCAGATTGTCAAAGAAAGCTTGCCTGTGGAACAACAGCATCTATCAGAAAATATTGCAAATCAAATTCTGCAGGAAATAGTATTTAGGCGAATTACCCAATGAAACAACAAACAACCAGTGAATATATCCTAAGCACAAGTCGCGATTATAGTATCTATGTCTGTCAAAATCGAGGAATACCCAGTGTGAGTGATGGACTCAAGGATTCACAACGCAAAGCACTCTTTATTTTGAAGCGGGTTTCTGGTGAAATCAAAACTATCAGCTTAGTCGGGAATCTGATTTCCAGCAACCTATATCTACATTCAGATTCTTCAGCAGCTGATATGATCAGTCTAATGGCCGCTCCCTATGCAAATAATATTACTCTCATGCAGGGAATTGGAAGTTTCGGAACCCGAGTAGGACCCAATGACTGGGGTGCTCCACGTTATACATATGTTCAAAAATCAAACTATACTGAACAATTAGTATACACCGATTATGATATTATTCCCATGAAAGAAAACTATGATGGCAGTGTTCTAGAGCCTGTTCATTTTCTACCACTGATTCCCATGGTACTCCTAAATGGGGTTAGTGGTATTGCTGTGGGTTGGTCAACTGATATTTTACCACATCGTTTGTGTGACATCGTGGATGCTACGATTGCAGCTATTGACGGAAAGAAGTGGGAGCCTTTAAAGCCCTGTTTTGAATATTTGGATTGCCAGGTCAAAACTTTAAGTGAGAATTCCTGGGAGTTTACGGGCAAGGTACGTAAAGATGGTAATGTGATTTGGGTTGAGGAGCTACCACCAGATTTGAGCCTGGAAAAATTCAAAGCTCGTTTGAATGACATGGAAGATGCTGATGCGATTGCCAACTATGTGGATCGCAGCACAGATCACATAAAAGTTGAAATCAAATTCAAACGTGGTGTAATTGACAAATGGTCCATTGATGACTGCATTAATTATTTGAAGCTGAGAACCAAAGCAAGTCAGCGATTGGTGGTACTGGATTGGGACGGCACCAATATACGTCAGTTTGCAAATACAACTGAACTAATAACTGAGTTTGTCAAATGGCGATTGGGATTTTATGTCAAACGATACGAAAAATTAATTCAAGACTTGACAGTTGATTTGAATTTCAACCTGGCATTAAAATTGTGCTATGAACAAAAATTGCCGGAATTCTTACCAAAAGCAGCTGATCGAGCAGGTGTTATGACTCAAGTGAAGAACATTGTTGGTACACGAGTGGTTTTAACACCGGAACAATATGACAGAATTGTGGGATTGCCCAGCTATAGGTGGGCCAAAAATGGTTATCAAGAAGTAGTTGACAGAGTTCGAGCATTGGAAGGTGAAATTGCAGGCTATCAAAAAATATTGTCAGACCCAGCAGCTATTAAAAAAATCTACAAGACTGAAGTTGCTGCTCTGAAGAAGCTGCCTAAATTAATAAGGTAACTTGACTACCAAAAACAAATAGCGCATATTTGCTTTATGAAAACACAGAAATTTCTTAGCCTAGATCTAGAACTCAACAATGGTCCAGAAACCGTCAGGCCAAAAATTATCCAGGTTGGCATCACTATTGGGGCAGTTGATGAACCAGAAACCAATTGGATCATGCGTAGTTGGTTTATTGACCCCGAAGAACCCATTTTTCCATTCATAACAGAATTGACAGGTATCACGGATGCTGATATCAAACATGAAGCTGTTAGCCATCAAACGGTTGCCGATGAATTAGATGCTCTGATAAAAGAACATCAGCCCTTTATTAATCCTGTGACATGGGGTGGTGGAGATTCTTCAGAACTATTGTTTGAATTTTCCCAACGAGGCATTACTTTCAAAAATTTTGGACGTCGGTGGATAGATGTCAAAACATATTTTGTCATGCAACAATTGGCATTAGGTAAAACTTATGCTGGTGGCTTAAAAAGCACCATGGAAAGATTTCGGCTAAAATTTCAAGGTCATCCACATCGAGCAGATGCAGACGCATTCAATACACTAAGGCTGTTTGCTTATTTTGTTAACCGACATGCTGAAGTCACCAAATTTATTGAATCTGCAAAGGCACTCTAATGAAAATTGATTTGGAAGTTAAACTTGATTTTGATGATGTTCTAATTCTTCCCAAGCGCAGTGTATTAAAGTCTCGAAAAGACGTAGATATTACTCGCACCTTTGTCATGAAGCACAGTGGTCGAACTTGGACAGGCGTGCCTATTATTGCTGCCAACATGGACACTATTGGTACCTTTGCCATGCACAAAGCTTTGTCTAAATATCATATGATGACAGCTTTTCATAAATTTTATACTGAAGAGCAACATTTGACAGCTTGGCAATCGATGAGTGATCGAGAAGTTGAATTGGCTTGGTTTTCAATTGGCATGCGAGAGCAGGACTATCAGCTTTTTCAAGCTGTACAAGAAAAACTGGACAACAGAATTCAAAATTTATGCATTGATGTACCAAGTGCTTATTTGGAATCATTCGTGGATTTTTTATCAAAAGTACGTGAGGAGAATCCTGACTTAACCATTATGGCGGGCAATGTTTGCACTCCTGAAATGACGGAAGCTTTGGTTTTGGCAGGAGCAGACATAGTAAAAACCGGAATTGGTGGAGGTGGACAATGTTCAACTCGTCGTGTAGCAGGGGTTGGTGTTCCACAACTATCGGCAGTGATCGAATGTGCCGACGCGTCACATGGACTCAAAGGATTGCTTTGCAGTGATGGAGGAATTGTTTATCCTGGTGATCTTGGCAAGGCATTTGGAGGAAATGCAGATTTTATCATGATGGGCTCTGTACTCGGTGGTCACAAAGAATGTGACGGAGAACTTTGGGAACGAGGAAAACTCTACAATCCTATTAGAATAGTAAATGATACAATTGTAAACACTCGCCCAAATGATCCCATTCCTGATGTTAAGATGAAGATTTATGGTATGGCAAGTCAAGAAGCCATGGACAAACATTATAGTGGTAAGAGTGACTACAAGGCTGCCGAAGGACGGGTATCATTCGTTCCCTATAAAGGAACTGTTGCCAACACGGTAGAAGAATTCTTAGGTGGACTTAGATCAACAATGAGCTATATTGGTGCAGAGAAACTCAAAGAAGTTAGTAAAAGAACCACTTTTATTCGCACAAATAGAATACTCAACCGACCTCAAGCTGAATAAATACGAACATGAAAGTCAGCGATCTATTAACTCCCGCACCCAAGCAGGGAGCCGGAACCCTAATTTATGCCCAAACAGAACAAAAGTTTTTGTTCATACTGAGAAGCAACCTGGTTAATAGCCCTAGAACTTGGGGTATTCCGGGTGGTTCTGTTGACCCTGGTGAAACACCTGGTCCAGCAGCAATTCGTGAAACACTGGAAGAAGTTGGGTATGATATAACTGGTAAACCTCGTAAATTACTCTATATCAACAACACCTATTTGCCTCGTTTTGAATTTTATAATTATGCAGTAATAGTTCCCAAAATATTCAAACCAGTTATCAATTGGGAAATTGAAGACACCGTGTGGTGTGATTTAGCAGATATACCTCATCCTCGTCACTGGGGACTTGATATGTTATTAGCTAATGAACTTGCTGCTGAAAAATTACGAGAATTTTTAGAAAACAGTTGACTTGTTTGTCAATATCTATTATGGTGTTGGTACAAACTCAGAGGGTAATATGAAAACTCGGTTTCAAAAATACAAAGAAGATGTTTCCGAATTGGCTCTACTTCAACGATTTCTGATTAAGGGTATCATTAATATCAGTGAACGTGAGCGAATGAAATCACTCTCTATTGCAATTGATTCATATCGGCAAACCAGAGAATATCGGCTGATCATGAGAATCATTGGTCACTGGAATACCTTTAGATATTCCAAGCCAATTGTCTATCTCTACAATAAAATTTATCAATAACAATGATTACTCAAAAAACATTTGATCAACTATTTGCAAATAGTCACAATATTGTCATTGGTGTCAGTGGTGGTCTGGATAGCATGGTGCTGATGCACTCCCTGGCTAAATTAAAAACAGCTGACAAAACTTGGCAAGTTGTTTATGTTGATCATCAATTGAATCCTGACAGTCGAAATTGGGGCGACTTTGTTGAACGAGAAGCTACCAAGCTGGGATTTGAACAACAAACGATTCGCGTTGACGTGGCAGGTAACAATTTGGAATTTGCTGCTCGTTCAGCTCGCTACCAAGCTCTGTGCAGCCTGGGCGCTGATACTATTGTGCTAGCTCATCATTTAAATGATCGTATTGAAACGTTTTTTATGAAATTGATGCGAGGATCTGGCATCAAAGGTCTCAAAGGTATGACAACCACTACCGCATGTTGGTTGGATCCTGCAATTCAAGTTGTCAGACCATTGCTCAATCAAACACGTGAACAACTGGAATCCTATGCTTTAATCAATGGCATTGAACATATTACTGATCCCAGTAATGCATCCAATCGATTTGATAGAAATTGGATTCGCAATGTCATGTGGCCACTGATTCAATCAAGATATGCAATTGCTGATATCAACATCAACAAATCAATTGACTTGTTGAGTGAAACATTTGAATTGACGCGTGAATTAGCACAATTGGATTGGCGATCTGCAGAAATTACACAAAACAGTTTGGATTTGAAAATAATCAAGACTTGGTCACAGATCAGAATTAAGAATTTGATTTTGCATATCTTTGATCATTATAATATTACAAGTTTTAGTACTGGACAAATTGAACACTTCAGCCGTGAATTGTTGACTGCCGGGCCAGATGCTAGGAATGAAATTCGAGTAGAAAATCTAACATTGCACAAAGTTGGCAATAAATTAATGATGAGTTGGGAAAATGGTTAAACGAGTTCCTTCAATCGGCCACTATGTTTTTAGTTGTATATTGGCTCTCTCAATTTCATTTGGTCGAGACTTTCCTATATTGCAGGATATCGCTAGCGTCTTAAGTTGGTGTTGGGTTGCGCTGTTAGCATTTTCAGTTTGTTTGGTAGTTATCTTGTATAATGTAACCACCGGTTGGATTCGAAATAATCAATTGGAAAATTTCCAAAAATATAAAAATTCCACATTGACTTATGTAACTCTTCACACATGGAATTGGGATCCATCAACTACATTTTTTGTATGGGTGCTCCCGCTGGTCTTGGTTTGGTGTTCAGGCAATCAACTACAAGCTAAGATGGCGGCGATTATGATCGCGGGCTATTTGGCATTGAAGTTGGTTTTTAAAATTGGTTATAAGACTGGATTCAAAAAATGATTTATCAAAGACAATTTTGGTTATCTAGAGCATATGATGTGATTCTGCTAGCATTTGTGATAGCCAGTTTAAAATTGACTGTTCTAAAATCACCGGCCGACATTCTTGTGACAGGAACAATAATCTTTGATATCGTACTTACTCTTGTGGCGTTTTTAACTGTTTTGTTTTTTAATTCTTCTCAAGCGGTCGCTTGTCAAGATCCTGATATTCAAACAGCAATTGCATTACACGAAGAATATCAGGACGTTGTGTTCCTACGAAGCTTTATTCAAACGTTCATTGTCTTTCCAATTGCTGCCTACTTGATTGGTAACTATTTTCTGATGACAATTGAAATTGGAATTGGCACATTGTATTGGTTATTGTCATTGGTATTATTTGGTCCCAGAAAGCGAGTGATGATTTGATGGATTCTGCTGTTATTATAATTCCAACAACTGGTGCTAGTACTCTATATGAATGTCTAGCATCAGCAGTTGAACAAGATTGGTCCAATACGCGAGTGTTGGTGGTCGTTGATGGCCCGCAGTTTGAAGAAGATGTTCGTATATATATTGCAGATGCTACTAGTGGAAAATCAGAAAAAAATAACGTTTCAGTGATGGTCTTGCCGTATAACACTGGCGCTAATGGTTGGTATGGGCATAGGATTTATGCTGCTGCAAATTTTCTAGTTGATCAAGACTGGATATTTTATCTGGACCAAGACAATTGGTTTGATCCTAATCACGTGAGTTCACAAATTGAATCATGCAAGATGCAGGGTTATGCTTGGGGACACAGTCTAAGAAAAATATGTGACGTTTCAGGAAATTATCTGTTGGATGACAATTGCGAAAGCCTGGGGAAATACCCAACCTATGTGGATTCTAACAGTCATTTGGTTGATACTTCTGCATTTTGTATTCGACGTGATGTAGCAATCAGATGTGGTGCTGCTTGGCATGGACAATGGGGTGCTGATCGACAATTCCTACATAACATTAATCACTTCTATCCTAATTGGGGAGGTACAGGCAAATATACTTTGAATTATCGTTTGGCAGGTAATCCAGGATCTGTGACACGGGAATTTTTTGAAATTGGCAACCGAGTAATGAAAGAACGTTATCCAGATCAATTCCCTTGGAATGAATGGCGGATCACCATATAACTGTTGACAAAATGGTATATTATTGCTATAAATAACTTATGCAAACGTTGAGTTGGCCAGTAGCCAAGTGGTTAAGGCACTCCGCTCATATTAGGAAGTTCGATCTTCCCCCTATTAGAAATAATAGGGAACCCCATTCGAAAATAGACTCATTGGTTTATTTTCGTCAATTAACGGAGCTAGCGTGAGTTCGAATCTCACCTGGCCTACTGAACGTTTGTGAAATTAATTGTGTGAATTATCGATCTTCATTGATAAAAGCTTTCAACGCTTTCAATTCATCGCGATGAATCCATTTGGCGTGTCCAAAAAATTTGGATAGTGCAAAGGGTATTTCAATATAACCCTGTGCGATTTGACTAATCCGTTTTTGATTTTCAAAATCTTCAAATGTTGTTTCAGTAATGTTTGTCATTTAAAAAATATATGTAAAATATTTGTAAAACTCAATTTAATTTAAATTTCGAGACATAAATAGTTCTGGTGATTTCCAGAGGCATTTATGACCAAAGTTCTATTTATATTAAAGTATCGTGAAACTGATTATGGTGATTACAAGGATTCACCTGTAGATCCCAAGAAAGATTGGGCATATACCAAAGGACTCAGTTCAGGCCTCTATAATTCTGCTCGATTCGTAGTGGAAATGTTGAACGAAAATCCCAATTATGAAGTCAAAATGGTTCAAGTGATTGACAACAATTGCATTGATCGTGAAGTCACACAGTTTAAACCAGACATTGTTGTGATTGAAGCTTACTGGGTAGTGCCAGAAAAATTTGCTGTTTTAACCAAGTTGCACCCTAAGGTCACCTGGATCATCCGAAACCATTCCAACACTCCTTTCCTTGCCAATGAAGGCATTGCATTTGGTTGGACAATTGATTATGTAAAATACCCCAATGTGTGGGTAGCATCAAATCACAGAAATGCACACCGTGAATTGGGTGTCATAATCGGAGAAACTCATCCTGCTAGTGGTATTTGTTATCTTCCCAATTATTATCCGGTTGATGTTCCAACCTATAGCTTTCCAAAGACTACAAAACACAAGCACATTCTAAATGTTGGATGCTTCGGCGCAATTCGCCCACTTAAGAATCATGTAATTCAAGCAATTGCTGCAATTGAATATGCACAGAAGCATGGTAAGCACCTAAAGTTCCACATTAACGGATCTCGCGTTGAAGGGAATGGGGCACCTATTTTGAAAAACCTGCGAGATATTTTTACCAGAGTTGACAATGCAGAGCTTGTTGAGCATCCCTGGTTCGACCACAAAGAATTCAATCGTTTGATCTGCAAGATGGACATTGGTCTACAAGTTAGTTTTACAGAAACATTTAATATTGTTGCCGCAGACTTTGCTATCAACAATGTACCAATTGTAACTTCAGATGAAATTCACTGGAGTGACCCACTTATGCGAGCTCACCCCACTGATTCTGCTAGTATTGTAAAGGCCATGGAACGAGCAATGTTTGTTCATGACACTATGCCATGGATCAAGCCACATATTAAGGGCTTGAAAAACTATAACAAATTGAGCAGAAAAGATTGGTATGAAACAATTGATTGGTTCACCCAAATTAATTGAAAATTTTTTCAAAATAATTTTTGAAAACAATTGACATTCCAATCGGGATTTTGCATAAATAAGACAAGGAAGACATACAGCAACTAAAAACATTTCAATTTGGATGAAAAACGTTAGCTCTTCCGCTTAGTACATTTTTAGAAGGACCAGTTCCGCAACTAACCAAATTTCACGTCCAATGAAACCAAGTTGGTCCTGTTTTATAAATTTCAAAAGGCCGAGTTCCGCAACTACTTAATTTTCAATGCTAATGAAAAAAAGTTCGGCCTGTAATACGTTTCTCACTTTAGAAAAAATGAGTGGTGAAGACGACTAAAAACGCCCCCTGGATGACAACTAGAAATGGTTGACATCTTTCAACAAACAAAAAGGAAACTACTATGTCTGCATTTGCCGCCGCGCTTGAAACTCGTCTGGTTCCAGAAGCCAGTAACAATCAATCACTGACTGCCAATGGTATGGCTACTCTAAACAGTAGCTTGGATCCACTGGTTGATTTCTTTTTCTTCGTTGGTGCTGCTCGTGGCAAACCAATTCAAGCAGCTCTGGAACGTGCCTGGCAGGCTGATCCAGAAAATGCAGCTCGTATTCTTTTTTGGGCACGAGATGTTCGTGGTGGTTCGGGAGAGCGAGAATTGTTTCGACAAGGATTACTTTGGCTTGAACAGACTCACCCGGAACAATTGGAAAAGTTGATTCCGTTTGTACCAACCTATGGTCGTTGGGATGATTTGCTAATTTTCCAAACCAGTCGTTTTCAAAACATGGCCTATTCAATGTTTGCACTGGCTTTGAGTCAATCAGATGGTCTGGCAGGCAAGTGGAGTCCTCGCAAAGGACCAGTTGCTAATGCGCTTCGTAAGTATATGAATTTGACTCCCAAGTCATATCGCCAATTGATCGTTAGTGCAAGCAACACTGTTGAACAAAAGATGTCAGCCAAAGATTGGGCGGCTATTAATTATAGTCATGTTCCTTCTGTTGCGGCCGCTCGTTATCAAAAGGCTTTCACAAAGCGTGATGGTGAACGATATGCTGCTTACCGAGCCAGCTTGCAAGCTGGTACTGCGAAAGTCAACGCAAGTGCAGTTTATCCCTATGACATCATCAAGAGTTTGAAGCAAGGGGGTGATCGAGTTGTTGCCAATGCACAATGGGAAGCACTTCCCAATTATTTGGGTGATGATTTTATCCTACCACTGGTTGATGTGAGCGGAAGCATGACATGCTCAGTGGGCGATAATCCAAATCTTACTTGTATGGATGTTGCAGTTAGCCTTGGCCTCTATCTAGCGACCAAGCAACAGGGTCCATTTGCTGGTCTGTATTTGACATTCACAACTGATAGTAAGATTGCGAAACTTCCAGCCGGTGATTTGATGACCAAATATAATAGCATGTCTAATGCAGATTGGGCTGGTAGTACGAATATTGAATCTGCTTTTAGAGCAATTTTGCAATTGGCAGTTAATCATAAAATCCCAGCTGATCAGATGCCTAAATCACTAATCATTTTTTCAGACCAAGAATACAATGCTGCATGCCGAGATGGTAAATCAATCGGCGTGTTTGATCTAGCTAGGAATATGTTTGAACAGGCCAATTATTCATTGCCCAATATTATTTTTTGGAATTTGAATGCTCGTTCAGCAGGACAAGGGAATGTGCCAGTGACATATGATCAAAACGGAACGGCATTGGTTTCTGGATTTAGTCCTAGCTTGTTGAAGTCAATATTGGCAAGTAAGACATTTACGCCCGCAGATGTGATGTGGGAAACCATTAGCTCAGAAAGATATTCAAAAATTATTTTTTGATTTTGTACCCAAGTAACCAGCCAGTAGGAATTTCTTCATCAATTGCAATAGTTTTTCTAAGATTTAATTCTGGATTATAAATTGCTATACGTTTAATTTTATTTTTCGAATTAGAAGGCCGCAAACCTCGTTTCCATCCGGGAGGTATTGGATCTAAACATGGTATTGTTTTGACTTCTAACGTCATTGTATTATAAATTCGCATCAAACCACGTGTTGAAGAGTTTCCTTTGGCCCTAATACTTTGTGCTTGTTTCACTTCTTCAGTATGAGTTTTTCCCCACATTCCATTTGATTCTCCGGGATGAGCTTTTCGAAGAGAAAGAGTTGGGTCATTTAAGTGTGCATTCTTAGTTCGAATTGACGCTTTTAGTCTTTCATTTGGATCTTCATAAAATTGCTTAAGATTTTGCGATTTTTTCATTCTGTCTTCAATTGATGGACTAAATACTCCTTCTCCACCATCTGTTTTATTCATTAATATACCTGTACCTAAATTTTTTCTTCCATACCAGTGTATCATCCTACGTTCTAAAGCAAATGCACCCAATTCAGTTAAATTAGATTCTAAGATAACGATCAAATTATTATCAGTTGGAACATGCACGTTATGCTCTTTATTCCATGCTCTTTTACCCTTTCCTTTACCAATATAATATGGAGTTCCTGCATTTGCTGTTGCAGAATCTTTACTTCTTAAATAAGCATATACATAATAATCAAGTGGTGGGTTTTTTGCAGAATAAATAGTCATGCTGATGCTCCTATAAGCGTTAGAGTAGTTGGGGATTCCCGTCCCGCGAACTACATCTTTTATTTATGCTTGAAACACAATTGGTTCAGAAAGATATCAACTAATCCAAATCAATAAATAGTTGATGAAACTTTGGGAAATAAAACAAAAAGACTCTGATATCGCTCTGGCCAAACAAATGCTGGAGCGATATCGCCATTTCAATCAAACTTTATTCAATAACCAATTGCCTGTTATTCCAATTTATTTCAAACCACTCAAAGGGGTTGGTGGACAAGTAGACTGTAAGATCCAAAAAACTGCTACTAGTCGAGCCATTGTTCCTGATAGTATGACAATGACATTCTCTAATATCTTCAAAAAGACGGCTGAACAATTGGATTCTGTTCTTCTGCATGAAATGATTCACGTCTATTTGTTGGCAGTGGTTGGGGATTTTGATGACAACCATGGACCAGCTTTTCGTCGAAAGAAATTAGAACTGGAATATAAAACTGGAATCAAAATACCAATAACTGAAGTTGAGACAGATCCGGTTTTGAATATTGCAACTCGACCTGTTTCAGTTATAGTTCTAAATGGTGAATTAGATCGACCTGCTTATGCTTGTATTGCGCCCAACTTTTTGAAAGCTAATTTGGAAAATTTTAAAAACTATGCTTTGCGTTTGACTGTTGATACTTTCGATATATTTTATATTGAGGATTCAGCTATTTGGACTACATTAAGTCTGAGAAGTCCTGTACAGAGAAGAATTCCATGCGCGTTCTACAAATTAACCAATCCGGAAGCCTATCCAGAATTAAAAAAATTGGGCAAAGAAATATTGTCAATACCAGTTGGAACTATTAGAAAAAATAATTGACTTCCGATCTCTGATAAGTTATCATATGTTTTTAACTGGAGATACATATGACGACACGTCAAGAAATTTATAAAGAAATTGAAGCTGAACGTGCCAATCAAGAAACTGTTTGGAACAATGCTTCAACCACTACGAAAAACGCACTAACCAGCTGGTGGAACAATCTTTCAGAATCTACCAGCAAGCTACAACCAGTTGATTTCAAGAACTGGACCAAGCCAGCTGTGACAGCATATAGAGCTACCATGGTAAAGACTGCTGCATTTGCTGTCGCAGCGATTGAAACTATTGATCGACAAGGAAATTAACCGATGACCATCTGGGTCTGTGGAAAACATGAAGTGGAAGCATTTGCTTGGAGATACAGGCCCAGTTATCTTCTGACTATTTTGGACGTGGGTGATGAGTTAGAAACTCCATTGGGGGTACTTCCTACTAATCACAAAAGACTGTTCTTCTGGGATACTGAACATAAAGATAAGATTGGTGCCCCAACTGTTGAAAATTGTCAAGACATTTTGAATTGGGCTAGCGAGATTCCTGATGATAAAGTAGTTCTGATACATTGTTACGCTGGAATGAGTCGTAGTACTGCAACAGCAATGGCAGTCCATGTTTTGAGAAATGGTCAGGAATCAATTGACACGGTTTCTGATTGGATTATAAAAATTCGACCAATTGCCATGCCCAATATGTTGATGGCCAATCATTATGATGCTTTGTTGTCTGCAGATGGGAAATTTGTCGCAGCCTGTCAAAGAGTCAATGATCGAGCGAATGGTTATCTATTGCGACAGCTAGTCGAAGAAGATTAATTCAAATAAACTCTAAAAGAACCCACCTCTTGTCTTCGATCTAGAATGGGTTCTATTTTTTTGACCAATGGGTTGAGTTTTGTCCAAGTGATAAATTCTTTAAAAATTTCTCCACTTTTCCCAGTTACGACGATTACCGATTTTGTTTTATAAATTTTGTGAAGTTTGATAAAATCAATAGTTTGTTGCCAAGCAGCTTGAATAGTTAGACCATGAAGATCTAAAATCAATTTAGGAGGTTGATGAATGGGTTGAATTAGATAAGTTACATTCCAATCGACTCGTGAAATGAAATCATCCCACGTCTTTTGATCTTCAGGTTTTATCACCGACTTGTAGGTTAGTGTCTTTTCCATCGATTTCCAAATTAGCTCCGAATCCAGATGCTTTGACCACACCATACCAGGGACTGTTGATTGCAACAACTATAAGCAAAATTCCGCCCACACTCAATTTCAAACCCCACCCCAAAATGTCAATAATTTGAGTTCCTGCTGGGGTGTTCCAGTCTTTGAAAATAAGGGCGGCTACCATTGCCAGTGAAAATATGCATAGACAAAGCAGTGAGGCGATTAATGTCCATTCACTTCTTGTGCTGGGTTTTTCTAGAGTAGGAACTGGCATAATGGGTTCAGACATGGTGTGATCTCCGAAAATTCACTGGGTATTTATCAGGTGACCATATTCTTTCAATAGGCTAGGATCTATACAGGATCGTGGTACGATATTATTAATTGCTTTTGGGTTGTTTTTTATTGCCGCCCATTGAACGAGTGGTGGGGGATTTCTCATATATCTTATTAAAGGAGCATTGTTCCCTCTGACTGCGATTAATTGTGCTTCTAGGCATTGTTCTTCGGGTTTAATTTGACTTATTGCCCAACCATCTTGCTTCACCGCTGCGATTTGAACTGCTTTACTCGGGTGGTTAATGCGCCTAATTCGAATAATAGTGTCTCGACTTACCCAATTAATCTGTTTTTCTTCTGTCCAGGTATTGGGATTATCTGTATCATATGCAGACCAGGTATTAGGATCGCTTTCATCATAAGCAGATTCAGTCAATGATTCATTCAAATAACTACCATATTTCTCCAGTAAACTTGGATCTATACAAGATTGTGGTACAATATAATTAATTGCCTTTGGGTTGTTTTTTATTGCCGTCCATTGAACGAGTGGTGGAGGATATCGCATATATCGTATTCTAGTAGCATGCCCGTCTTCTCGCACTACGATTAATTGCGCTTCTAGACATTGGTCTTCGGGTTTAATTTGACTTATGGCCCAACCGTCTTCATTGACTGCTGCAATTTGTAAAGCTTTGCTTGGGTGGTTAATCTGTTTGATTCTTTCAATGTATCGGCGTACCCAATCAATCTGTTGTTCTTCTGTCCAGGTATTGGGGTCATCTGCATCATAAGCAGATTCAGTCAATGATCCATAAAAGTAATCTTTGTATTTTTCTCGTAGTTCAGGAACTATTGCTGCTTCGGGTCGGATCCAATTGATTGCTTTGGGAGTCTTTTTCAATGCAACTGTTTGAACCAGAGGTACTGGATTATCTATTTCATATATGATTTCTGGATCTTGCATAACCGCAGCTAATTGAATATTTATGTTTCTTTCTTCAGGTTTTATGCGCAACAAAGCCATCCCATCTTTTGAAACAGCAGCCAATTTGACTTTTTGCGATGGGTTTTTGATGTATCGGACACTGTTGGGATAAGCAGTTACAGCAGCCAATTGAACATCTTCATCAGGATCTTCAATATTGCTTAATGCCCATTCATCAGATCGAACTGCCACCGATTGAAGCTTCTTACTGGGATTTATAAATTCTTTTATTGCGCCTGGAAAAGATCTTAAATAATCAATTTGATCCTCTTCACTCCATGTATTTGGATCATCTAGGTCAATGGATTCATCAGACTCTGTTAATTTTTCCAGAGACTCCAAGTACGATCGTTGGTCTGGTTCTAATATGTCTCTGTATTTCTTCAGTAGTGATATATCGATTGATTTAATTGGATTGATCCAATTAATCGCAAGGGGATTTTGACGACATGCTACTGTTTGAAGAAGTGGTGGCGGATTCGTCATATAGTATATATGTAATCCAGATCGTTTCAAACATTCTATTTGTACATTTAAACTAGGATGAAATCTTTCAAGGACCGTATAAAAACCAGGGTTTAATTTGATTAATTCTAACATGACTTGATCACTTAAAGTATTGCGATATTCAAATATATCATTGAATGAAATTTCACCCATATCTGTTGCATACCGAGTTTTGAAATATTCAATTAAAATATTATCCGACCAAAGATTGATATAATCAATAGGATTAAATTTGCTTAACCAATATTGCAATTTTTCTGAGGTGGGCAATTTAGAAGATTCAGTCAACGTTGGTGCACCTGTTCGTTCTTCATGTATTTTTCTAATTTCAGGAATACAACATTCAGGGGGCTGGATATGATAAAATGCTTGTGGGGTTTGATTAAAAGCAGCCCATTGAATCAGTGGAGCAGGATATTTTAAGTTACCAATTACACGACCATTTCCCTGTACCGCAGCTAGTTGAACTCTCAAGCTGGGATTGAATTTTCGAAAAACATATAATAATAGTGGTTCAAATTGTACTGCTTGTAACATGACATCTTCAGATATATTGGTAGCATTTTCTAAAAAGCCACGAATATAATCTGACTTTCTAGATTTGTCACTAATTGAATATGCTTCAGAATATTTGCTAATGATGAAATCTAGTAATTGTTCATCAGACCAATCATTTATGTCAGCAGGACGTCGATCTTCAATTAGGTCTAGTATTTTCATCAACTATTTATTGATATTGAATAAAAAATATTCTACAATTTTTAAAAGATCGAGGATTGACAATGGGTTACCCAGCTATAGAAAAAAAATATGTTAGTACTAAAGAATATCGTGATGCATTTCCGGTTGCATATCGTCAATGGCGAGACAATGGAAAGTGTTCAATTGTTCATGGCTATGCTTTAACTATTAAATTTTATTTTGAATCAGATGAATTAGATGTCAGAAATTGGGTTCAAGATTATGGGTCCTTGCGGCCACTAAAAGCACAGTTGGAAGAATGGTTCGATCATCGTCTCCTTGTTGCCGCAGATGATCCTCAAAAGGATCTACTGATAGCATTGCACGATGCAAAGATTGCCAAAGTAACTGAAGTTGAAAAAACAGGATGTGAAGCATTAGCTGACTTTCTCTATACTTATGTGAACACAGAGTTTCTTCCAAGTTTCGGAAAAGCTGAATCAGAACGTGTCTGGTGTTTTAGAGTAGAAGTTCGAGAAACAGAAGCCAACATGGCTTACCGAACAGGCCATCGCGAATGGAACGAAGAACTTTAAGTAATTGAATTAACACAGGAAATTATTTCGCTTGATAAGTTTGTAGTTTTGTGCTATAAACTGAGCATAAATATTTTCAGTAAAGGCTGATTGGAGGCAACAAGACTATCTAGATTCAACTGATTTTTATATAAAAATCTTTACCCCAACTGAGTATTCGTGCCCTGCACAATCTCCAAAATCAGCCCCAGGTTGGTGCATCAGATAGCATTTAAGAGGAAATGAAATGAGGTTTTTAACAACAGTAATGTTGGCGTTTTTCTGTTTTTTGGCAACAAGTGCCCAAACTCAAACACTCACAACAGAACCTATGTTAACTCAGACAACAAATTTTAATTTGAGAGAAAACATTCGATTTACCAACTTTTCTGAATATAATTTTTTAGAAAAGGAAACTATTTTTCAAGATACACCCCAAGCTACCGCTTGGATGGATACCACTGAAGAAAACATTTATTACTTGAGCCGGACTATCTGGGGAGAAGCTCGGGGTGAAGGTCGTTTGGGAATG